ATGTCCAACGATGAGAACGAAAGCGGCGACGGTTCCGGTGAACACCCTCTCAAGCTCGCACTCGACATCAACGACTGGCTGTACGCCAGGAAGCGACTGGGACGAGTGTTGGAGCGACTTGGCAGCCGCGTCCCGCCACCTGGACCTCATCCAGCAGCGGAACTCTCACAGCTCATCGCCGCAACGGATGTCGAACTCGCGCGGGAGCGCGAGGTCTGGACGGAGATCATCAGACCGCGGCTGAAGAAGTACGAAGGCGCACCGATTCCACCCCTCACGATGCTCTGACCGAAAGGAGAAACCGATGAAACCCTGGATGACCCGAGTAATTGCCGTGACCCTGCTGGCCGCCGGCTACGCCGCCCAGCACGCGCTGATCCCACCTGGCTACAAGATCCTCGGGATCTCCGTCGCCGGGGCACTGACGGCGGCGCTGGCGTTCCTGACGGCCGTTGGAATCAGCGGGCCCCAGCTCTGGCCCCAACTCGCCGCCGCGCTCGGGAACGGCGCCCTGAAGCCGCCCGCGGCCCCGCCGCCACCCGACAAGCCCGCCGCCCTGCTGATCCCTCTGGCGATCGTCCTCGGGCTCTCGTCGAGCTGCTACCGAGGCGATCCGCCGTGGCCAGGCGATCCGACGTCGCCCCCACCCGTTGTGACGCTGCCGACCCCGCCGGGGCCGACGCTGCCGCCGTACCTTCGCTGCACCGAATTCCGAGTCGACATCAGCCAGGATGCAGGCGTCAGAGACGACGCTGGCACCTGGCATTACCCGGCGACGGCCACGTCATCGCCCTGCCCAAGGAGATCGTCATGAAGATCCTGGTCCTGTTCGTTGCCCTCATCGCGTCCTGTGCCCACGCTGTCCCGATCGTCGAGGACTGCTCGGCATCTGCCGCTGCGAACTTCATCGACGACGTCAACACCGCGCTCGCCACCGGAGACTACGCGGGCGAGCTGGCGAAGCTGGTCGCGAAGTTCGGCGGCTGCGTGATCGAAAAGGCCGTGCGCGAAGTGGCCGGCATGGCCGAGAAGCGCGCCCAGTTCGACAGCCTGGAAGCGGTCAAGGCGCAGCGTGCGCGTGACTGGCTCGCGTCCCGCGGGAGCTGACATGCAGATCGCGGTCGTCAACCATTCCGACCTGGAGGACGCGGACGTCGCGTTCATGGTCGAAGCCTGCAACCAGCAGGTCATCGAATGCGCCAAGGCGTACGACGTCGACCCGACCCCCGCGGTGTTCTACAGCGACGCGTCGGGTCTGCCACAGTCGAACTGCCGCATCATGGACATCGTTGACGACCTGGATCAGCCGAACGCGCTGGGCTTCCACGACGACGCGCTCGGCATCGTCTACGGGCGCGTGCTGGCGCAGGGGCCGGACGACACATCGGTGACGCTCAGCCACGAATGCCTGGAGGAGCTGATCGACCCGACGTGCGGCGAGTGGCGACCGATGGGCGGTGGGCGGCTGGTGGCGCTGGAGATCTGCGATCCGGTCGAAGGCGACTCGTACACGCAGACCGTGACGGTGCTGGGCATGGAGCGGCGCGTACGCCTCTCGAACTTTGTCCTGCCGCGCTGGTTCGACGCGGTGGCGCTGGGCGCGCTCGACGCCATGCGGGTGCTGTCGGAGCCGTTCCAGATGGACGCTGGCGGCTACATGATCGTCCGGGACGCGACCGGCAATGAGTCCAACGTGTTCGCGCGGATCCGGTTCGGCGGCCACCAGGCGCGGGCGGCGGTGGGCACCAAGGTTGCGAACCCGACGTCGCGCCTGGCACGGAGGCTGCGCAATGCTGCCTGACGGGCTGCACTTCAAGGCGATAGAGCTGGCGTGCCACGACGGAACGCCGTTTCCCGTGGCGTGGCTCGACCGCTGGATCGACACGCGCGATCTGTGCGACGGCGTTCGGATCATCCACGACGGTCCGCTGGACGTGGTCTCGGGATACCGCACGCCGGAATACAACGCCGACCTGATCGTCGCCGACGCGGGCAGGGGTTCGCACGGCGTCGTCTCCAGCTCGAAGCACATTGAAGGGGAGGCGGCAGACCTGAGAGCGCGCATCGCGCCAGCGGCATCGCTCTACAGCGAGATCATCATCGCTCACGAGAAGGATTTCGCGTTCACTACGGTGGACGGGCGCGTTCGCAAGCTGCGCGATCTGTTGGGCGGCATCGGCGTCTACCCGCACTCAAACTGGGTCCACGTTGACAATGCGAAAGCACCGGACGGGCATCTCCGACGCTGGGTCGGGGTCTGATCTCGGCGACGGCGATGATGAACTGACCGTCGTAGACGGCGACATCATCACGCCCACGGAGCTGCCCCGCTGCACTGAATGCGGGAACGTCGTCTTCTTCGACGACTTCACCGAGCCCGCATCAGCGCTGGCTGCCGGGCTGTTCCAGTCCAGGACCTGCGTCCGTGCGCGCGATCAGCATTGGCATTGGTGCTCGGACCTGCGGAAATACGTCTACTACGTTCCGCGCTGATCGTTCGAGGAGGGCGTGGGAATCGAACCCTGGCTGTCGCCACCGTGGCCGGTATTCGAAGCCGGCTGCGCCCCAGGCGCGGCACCCTCCAGGTGCCTACGCCGATGACGACGAAAAGAGTGTGCCCGAGCAAGGTGTGCAGTTCGGGTTTCGCGCTCTACCAACTGAGCTACCGGGGATCCTTCCGGACCCCCGAGCCGGATTCGAACCGGCGACCTCGACCTTAGAAGGGTAACCGAACCACTTCGGCTCAGGCACGCCGGCAGTTGTAGCAGAGCCCACCCCCGGAGTCGAACCGAGAACCCCGAGGCACAAATCCCGGGTGCGCGCCACGCGCGGCGGGCGGATGGGAACCGTTACGGCCCAGGGCGTGTCGGACGACTGAACCAGGCGCGCATCAGTGCCTCATCTCTCACGGCACGATCGATCTCGCGCTCAATTTCACGGGCGAGCTTGCGATCCGCGAAGCCGCCCGACGTTGGCAGCAGTCGCAGGCGACCGCCGGGGAATACATAGGCGCGAAAGCGTGGTTCGTCGTTCATCCGTGGACCGGGCAGCGGATCGGCGGCAGGCCGTCGAGAAGCCCCTGGGAATCCAGATCGTTGATCTGCTCGCACACGCAGGTCGGATCCTGGCGCACCAGCTCGATGTACTCCCGGATCCCGGCCTTGATGTCCGGTGGGATGGCGTTGTCGTTCGAGGCTCGGCGATCCGTCGGCTGCCGCACCGGCACCCCGGCGTATTCGTCGATCACGATCTTGTGTGCAGGCGTCATGTTGGTTCTACCTTTCTGACTGCCGCGCGCAGGGTCATTCTGACCCAGGCCGACAAGCTCAATCCCCTTTCCTCAGCGAACTTGTCCCAGCGATCGATCTCCTCTTGTTCCTCGACCAGATTCAGCCGTCCGTCCAGGTCGGGCCTATCTCGCTGCTGGGACTTTTTCTTGGCCATTTCCATGGAAGCTACTGTGGCGTATGGACACCGTCAAGGCTACGTAAAACCGCCGCGCCCGTTGGTGTAGCCAGGCCGAACGCTGGAATCGCCGAACCAGTGCCCGCCTGGCTGCGCGAACTTGGCGAAGCGCTACGACCTGTGCCGGGCTGAGCTTAATGCATCCTCCGGCGCCGCCGGCACGCCCACCAACGCCAGGGCCTTCTGGTGGCCCTCCAGCGCTTCCTGGCGCGAGGTGTAGCGGTCCTGGTAGCCGTCGTGCGGGCCGCCGAAGATCATCGTCTCCCAGAGCACCGGGAGGGCCGTCCTCGCCGAAGTTGTGATCGATCCCGAGGAAGACCGTCGAGACCTTGACGCCGAGCAGGCTCGTCGCGGCGACCACCCGGTTGTGGCGGCTGCCGAACCATTTCGCCCAGGTCATCAGGTCGCAGCCCTCCGGCTCGCCCGCGTCGTTCAGAATGTAGTGGCCCATGTGCGGGATCTTCATGGCGTCTCCTTCGTTCCGGTCGGCGGGTGGGCCTTCCGGACCCTGTCATACAGCATCGTCACGTCGGCCAGCAGCATCGCCCAGCCGGACTTGTTAGTTTTCGCCCGCTTCGCCTTCGCGTGCAGGGTGCGGTACTCGGTCGCCAGCGCTGCGCGGATCGTCGACCAGTCTCCCTCCGTTAGCTCCATCGGTTCATATCCCATCGTGTCCCTCCATGCGGGCCCCGGAGGTTGCCCCCGGGGCCCGAGGTGGAAGTCGCGATCCCCTACGCTGCCACCTCCTCCAGCAGCTTCCCAGCCTTCGTCTCCAGGTCGGTCCTGGCGTCCGTGAACTCGACGTCGTGGGCTACGTCCGTCACCCCCTGCACCAGCCCCCAGACCGTCCGGGGGTTGTAGCCGCGGGGGTCCTTCTCTGCTGCGTCGTACGCCTTCCGTGCGGTGGGGACGGTGAAGCCCCGGCTCCTCATCCAGGCCAGCACAGCCTCGCGGTCCTTGCCCACCTCGGTCGCCTTCGCGGTCTTGATCGTCGCGGCCTGGCCCGCGGCGCTGCTCTGGACGTACGCCTCAAGCTGCGGCACGGCGCGAGCCACGAAGCGGTGCGGACCGCCCGAGGTGTGCCGGATCGTCAGCTCCTTGAAGTTGTCCTGCCCCCAGATGATCCGGTTGTCGCAGACGTAATCGTAGGTGAACGTCGCGATCCCGAACGTGGCCGAACCGACCTCACTGTTCCAGACGTAGAACCCCCTCTTCAGCGACTCCCCCGCGACCTCGATCGGGTTCTCCTCGTTCACCAGGAAGATGAACACGTCCCGATCCGAGGCGTACAGCGTCGTCGCACGCCGCGGGTCCTTCGCGCTGTACGATGCCGCCGGCACCTTCCACTCCTCCAGGTTGACGTTGTCCCGGACCGCCTTGACTACCTCGGCGTCCCAGATGCGCCCGTACGTGGGCGACGTGATGGCGCTGACGGTCGTGATCCCGTTCTTCCTGACCAGGATCTTGGCGTCGTTGCCCTCGTCGCTCGCCGTCTCGTGCGTCTCCAGGGACCACTGGAGCGGCAGCGCGGCCAGCGTCGCCGGCAGCGTGCGCAGGTAGCCCGCCGGGGCCTTCGCCCGCTGGCAGAGCTGCCCGAAGCTCCAGTTGTTCAGGTTGCCCGTCAGGCCCTTGCCGTCCGTCAGGATCAGGCCCTCGCCGTCCTCCGTCGGACTGACCTGCGTCACGTCGAGCGCGACGTCCTGGACGCTGCACTCCTCCCGACGGCTGGCGACCTTGCCGTACAGCTCGTCGATCGTCAGGAAGCGCTGATCGTCCGGGCGCGACGCCCATTCCCTGCTTGCTCGTCCGTCGTTGGTTCCCAAGGTGTCCTCCTTCGCGGTGTGACAGGCGGCGATCCCGTGCTGGCCATCGGCGCCGTGTCCGTTTCGTGTCGGATATAAGTGTAATCAACGTAAGTCTTACGTCAAGTAGATTTGACGCCGACACAACCGTGTGCATAATAGGCGCATGGCTAACGCAACGAATACAGAAGCCCGACCGGTTACGAAGCCGGAAGTAGGCGCACGCCGGGGCCCGCGTCCAGCCCCCCGGAACCCCTACGAGCAGGCGGCCCGCACCCGAAAGGTGCTGGCCATCGTGGCGAGCCTCCCGAGCGGGGACACGGCGGCGGACAACGCCCGGAGTGCCGACTGGCTGGCCGGGCTGGTGCAGGACGAACGCAACGCGCTCGCGCACGCCGCGGGCGTCAACCCGCCGAGTGAGGCGACCTGGGCCGAGGTGGTCCTGGTACAGCGCAGGCGGCGACCGAACAACGAAGGGAAGGAAGGGTGATCGAGATGGCACAGCCACGAATGACAGCGGAGTACCACAAGAGCCGGGGGCGGCTGATCGAGGCGATGGGGGACTGGTGGAAGACGGTCGAAGAACACAACCGTCTGGGAGCCATGCTGCTCCAGGGCGTCGCGGACCAGTTCGCCAAGATGGCCGGCACGCTGGAGCGGGAGATCTTCGAGACCTGCCCCAAGTGCAGCGTCACGCTCGCCCCCGACGGCGCCTGCGAGAACAAGCGGTGCCGCGAGCTGGGCGAGGGGACGACGCCGTCGGGAGGCGTTCAGGGCATCAGCAACTGAGACGGCAACGCCGCGTGACAGGCGGCGTGTCTCTCCACAACTTCACCAACACGGTCGTCCAGATACAAGAACATCTTGCATAAGGTGGAACTCAATGAGGCTGCGGGGATCACGATTTCGCGTCTGCGGGCGTCTCGACATGGCGAGCCGTCCAACGTCAGGCACGGTCGTTATCGAACGAGCGACGGCTGACTCCGACCTGTTTCACGTCCGTCCGTTGCGACGCCGCCGGGTGTACACGCTGCCGCTGTCCGACGTCGCGGCAATGGTGGTCAGGGCGATCGTGATGGCCGAGACCAGGACGAAGCGCGCCGAGAAGAAGGCGCGGAGGCGGGGGCGATGAAGCTGGCCGAGCTGCTGACGCACTACTTCGATCTCGCGGCCCGCGGCGTGACGTTCACGCCGGAGATGCAGCGCGAGATCAACGACGCCTTCGAAGCGCTGGAGAAGCGGATCGAAGAACTGGAACGGCAAGCCGTGGTGCTTCAGCAGCGGACGATCGGACGATGATTCCGATCGTGCTGACCGAGATCATGGCGGGGGACTGGCGCCTGGTCGTCGAGAAGGACGGCGACCACTACGCCGCCAGCGTGATCCCGGTGTACGGCAGCGTGGCCGATTACCGGACCGTGCTGCGCGACACCCCAGAGGACGCGATCGAGAGCGCGTGCGCTTTCATCGCGTCGCGTGGTGGCAACGAAGACGCGCAGTCGCTGAAGGAACTGGCGACAGCCGAGGTCAAGAAAAACATCAAACGAGGAGACACGGAGACATGAGCCTCAAGATCACGAAGGCGTTCGAACCGATCGAGGTCCGGACGATCATCACCTGTATCTACGCACAGCCCGGCATCGGCCGGACGACGCTGGGCTACAGCGCAGCGGCACCACTGCTGCTCGACTTCGACCAGGCGGCTCACCGCGCGAAGAACCGCGGCGACACCGTTCTGATCCAGAGCTGGGCTGACGTCGAGAAGATGGAGCAGGCCGACTTCGCGCCGTACAAGACGGTCATCGTCGACACGGTCGGGAGGGCGCTCGACCACCTGGCCGTGAAGATCATCCTGGACGATTCCAGGAACGCCACCAGGGCGGGGGGGCTCACGCTTCCGGGCTACGGCGCCCTGAAGACCACGTTCGTCACCTGGCTGAACAAACTGCGCAGCTACGGCCTGGACGTCGTCCTGCTGGCCCACATGGACGAGCAGAAGGACGGCGACACGACGAAGGAACGGCTGGACATCACGGGGGGATCGAAGGGCGAGGTCTATAAGGTCTCCGACCTGATGGGCCGGTACTACATGGAGAACAAGAAGCGGGCGCTGAACTTCAGCCCGAGCGACGTCGCGTTCGGGAAGAATCCGGCGCAGTTCGACCAGTTCGACGTCCCACACTTCGACAAGCTCGACGGGTTCCTGGGCAAGATCATCGCGTCGACTAAGGACGCGATGAACAAGCTCAACGCCGAGCAGACCGAGGTTGCCGCGCTGCTGGCCGGGTGGAAGGCGAAGGTCGACGCAGCGAAGGTGCCGGCCGACTTCGACGCCCTGCTGCCGCTCGGCAAGGAGCTGGACGAACGGATCCGGGAGAACGCGAAACGGGCGCTGGTGAAGGCGGCCAAGGACCGGGAGATCGTCTTCGATCTGAAGACGGGGGCGTTCGTCGGGAAGGAACCGGCGCCCGTCCCAAAAGACTCAGCGCCGCCGACTACTACGCCCCCTGCGCTGAGTGCCAGTGGCCAAGGGGATGGGGACATCCACCAGACTGCCACGCCCGATGAAGCGGCGACGAAGAAGGCCCGCGGCAAGAGGGGCAACAAGCCCGAGAACGACAACGCGCAGCCCGAGCTGCTACCGGCAGTCGGGGCAGAACGAACGCCGGGAGAGGAGGGCTGAGCCGTGCTGCGAATTTCCGTGTCCGATCTTGAGAGCCATCGCTGGTGGCGCAGCCAGGAGGGCGCCACGATGGACGATCTGATCGCGCGCCTCACCCACGCCGAGCAGCCCACGCCCGCCATGGAGGCGGGCCGGGCGTTCGCGAAGCTGATGGAGAGGCACCCAGACGGGCCGGTCGACGACAGCCTGGTTGTCGACGGCTGGCGGTTCTTCTTCGACGAAGTCGACGCCGACCTGTCCCGCGCGGCGCTGCGCGAGATCAAGGCCGAGAAGGTGTACGCCACGCCCGACGGCCCGGTCACGTTGGTGGCGAAGGCAGACGGAGTCAACGGGCGCACGGTCCACGATCAGAAACTGACGGGGCGCTGGGATGCCGAGAAGTACCTGGAATCGTTGCAGTGGCGCGCGTACCTGGACCTGTTCGACGCCGACACGTTCGTGTACGACGTGTTCGTCGGGAAGGTCGATGACCGCCGGCAGACCGTGAACGTCACCGACTACCACCGGCTGGCGTTCTACAGGTACCCGCAGCTCGGCCGAGACGTCGAGCGAGCGGTGCGGGACCTGGCGGCGGTAATCGCTGAGTACGTGCCGTCATTAATAACAGTCGATGCGAAGGACATAGCTTGAAACGGGGCGTGGCACGTCAGCGGCCGGCGGGGCACGGCTAGGTTGGGAATGGCCCTGGCGAGCACACGCAACAACCACACACACAAAGGGAGACGAACCATGGAAACGAAGGAACCGAAAAAGGACCAGCAGACAAGGGCAGTGGAGATCAAGGCGCCGAAGTTCGAGATCGTCGAGCTGCGGATCGACGGGACGGCACCGTTGGTGCAGCACAAGTTCTCGGCGAAGGCGCGCAATCAGATCATCGCGACCCAGCAGGCCGGGTCGCAGGCGAAGGGGAAGAAGGTGCGCGAGCCCAAGAACTTCGACGAAGTCTACAAAGGCGCGATGCACATCTCGGAGGACGGATGGATCGGCATTCCGGCCGGAGCATTTCGGAACGCGATGATCAGCGCCTGCCGCACCGTCGGCTACAAGATGACGCACGCCAAGCTGGCGGCGTTCGTCCTGGCTGACGGGATCGACAAGGACGACGGGACGCCGCTCGTGGAGATTCACGGCGAGCCCGAGCGTCACGTCGCGCACGCGCGAAACGACAACGGCAGCATCGACATCCGGGTGCGGCCGATGTGGAAGAAGTGGCACTGCATCGTCCGAATCCGGTACGACGCGGACATGTTCAGCGCTGCTGACGTCGCGAACCTGATGCTGCGCGTGGGCGCGCAGGTCGGGATCGGCGAGGGCCGCCCGGATTCGAAGAACAGCGCGGGAATGGGCTGGGGCACATTCTCGATCGAGAACAAAGAACAGAGCACGGAGAAGAAGGGAGCGCGTCGCAATGTCGCAGCTTAAGAACGGGATCGCGGAGGAACTCGCGAACATCCAACAGGCGCACGGCGGGATGCTACGCCCCGTCGATGTCGTGGCGTTCGCGAAGCAGAACAAGAGGTCAGCCCTGCACGGGCAGTTCGAGTGGGACGACACGAAGGCGGCGGAACAGTTCCGCCTGGTACAGGCCCGCTACATCATCCGGCTGGCAGTCGTCGTCATCGGCGAAGATGCCGAGCCCGTGCGGGCCTTGGTGTCGCTGACGACCGACCGGCCGAAGGGGGGCGGCTACCGTTCGATTGAATCCGTTCTCGCAGACGATGACGAACGGGAGCAGTTGATGAACGACGCTCTGCTCGACCTGAACAGGGCGAAGCGACGGTATGCGGCACTGACGAAGCTGCAACCGGTCTGGGACGCGCTCGATCGCGTCCAGGTTCAAGCTGAGAGGAAGGCGAAGAAGAAGGCGGCCTGAGCGTCTCCTTGGTGGCTGGGCAGGCACGGCGGGCGATGGTCGGGCAAGGAGGAGCGAGGCGCGGGTTGGCAACGGCACGGCAGGCGAGGAAGGGCAACGCAGGACGCGGCACGGACATGGATGGGACTGGCAGGCTAGGTCTGGGGAGGCCGGGAGTGGGATGGCGGGGCCCGGAGTGGAATCGCAGGAGAGGAGCGGCAACGGGCGGGTTGGTGCGGCGCCGCGAGGATTGGGCTGGAATGGTCCCGAGAGGCGAGGCAGGCACGACTGGGCCAGGGAAGGAACGGCAGGGAATGATCAGGAATGCAACGGCAACGCAGGCAGGGCCGGGCACTGTTTCGAAAGGCGTGGTGCGGACGTGGCAGGCAAGGACGGGGACGGGCTAGGCATGACGCGATGAGGATCGGCAGGCGCGGCGGGAACGTGAACTCGACCGGCACCGGTTGGCGCGGATAGGAGTGGCAGGCTGGGCACCGATAGGCTTGGTTCGGAGTGATCCGGGTGAGGATCGGCAGGAGCGGCAGGGCTGGGCGAGGGCCGGACGGGCACGGCGCAAGCTGGCGCGGATAGGCAACGCAACGCAGGCATGGAAAGGAACGAAAGATGAGAGGCAACATCACGCGCGAGCAGTACGCAAAGCTCGCAGCGAAAGCGTCGTGCGACATCAGGACCGTGATCACGTATTGCGCCGGCCTGGCCATTCGGCCGCTGGTGCGCACGAGAATCGAGAAGGCGATGCGCGATCTGGATCTGGATCATCTCGTGAAAAAGGCGGCGGTCTGATGTCAGACGGCAGCGCGATCGAATGGACAGACGCGACATGGAATCCCGTTCGCGGCTGCGTGAAGGTCTCGCCCGGTTGCAAGCACTGCTATGCCGAGACGTTCGCGGAGCGGTGGCGCGGCATCAAGGGCCACCCGTTTGAGCAGGGCTTCGATCTGCGGCTGGTGCCCGAGGCGCTCGACAAGCCATTGCGATGGAAGAAGGCGCGTCGAATCTTCGTCAATTCGATGAGCGACTTGTTTCACGAAGACGTCTCGAACGAGTATATCGCGGCGGTGTTCGGCGTGATGGCGGCCCGGCCGGTACACGATTTCCAGGTGCTGACGAAGCGCGCAGAGCGCATGCGCGACTGGTTCAAATGGATCGGCGAACGCGGCGGGGTCTGCAAATTCATCCGCGCCAACCCCGGAGTCTTGCGCGATTGGTTCGCTTCCGGTTCCCGCTTCGGGACCTACCGCGGCCAGCGCATACGGACGTCCGAGGACGCGTGGGCGATCGTGTTCAACGCAGCCGCCTGCTCATCCTGGCCGCTCCCCAACGTCTGGCTGGGCGTCAGCGTCGAGAACCAGGAATACGCCGACGAGCGGATCCCGGCTCTCCTGGCCACTCCGGCCGCTGTTCGATTTCTTTCAGTCGAACCGCTGCTCGGCCCCGTTGACCTTCACGCCGTCCAGATACCAGGGGAACGCGATGGGTTGCGGTTCTCGGCGCTGACCCGCCAGCACGAAGACCGCTACGGCTCGTCCGACACCACGCTCGATTGGATCATCGTCGGCGGGGAATCTGGCCCCGGCGCGCGCGAGATGAAACCCGAGTGGGTGCGCAGGATTCGAGACGACGTCACCGATGCCGGCGCCGCGCTGTTCTTCAAACAGTGGGGCGGCGTTCGAAAGAAGCTCGCCGGGCGCGAACTCGACGGCCGGACGTGGGACGAGTTCCCGGTGGTGCAGCCATGAAGCTCTGGGTGGGAGTGGATCCCGGTAACACCGGGGCCGTCGCCGCAATTGACCCTAATTCGGGCGTCGTCTTCTTCGACACGCCAACGGTGAAGGTCGGAACGAAGAACCTGCCGCACATCGCCGCCATGGCCGGGATCATCCGGACCCTGGCCGCCGAGAACGGCGCCAACCGCGTACACGTCGTCGTCGAGTCTGTTCACAGCATGCCCAAGCAGGGCGTGGCGTCGTCGTTCAACTTCGGTAAGGGGTTCGGGGCTTGGCTGGGCATCCTGGCCGCGCTGGAGATCCCCTACACGCTGGTCGACCCGCGGCGCTGGACCGGCACGCTTTTGCGCGACATGCCCAAGGGGGACGAGGCCGCCATCATCAGGGCAAGCGAGTTGTACCCGGCGGTGGCGGGAGAGCTGCGCACGCCGCGGGGCCGACTGCTGCTCGGCAGGGCAGACGCGCTGCTGCTGGCGCATTTCGGCAAGGCGTCGGGATGATGGGCAAGCGCATCCGTCCCCCGACGCTCTCCCGCGACAAGGGCCACTGCTCCGTCTGCCCGGCCGGCACGGGTGGCAGGTCCCAGGTTGGGGTTGTCATCGTCGAGCATGAGGACGCGCTGACCAGGGAAGAGAACGGGAGAAAGGTCCGCGACTGGTTCGGCTTCTGTCTTCGATGCGCGCGGCTGATCGGAAAGGCGGCGGCGAGGTGACGACCCCAACCGAAGTCTTCCTCGTCCGCCAGTACCGCGGCAGCACCATCGACGGCATTTACGCCAAGCGAAGCGACGCCGATGCCAGGGCCGGGCGTCTGAACGAAGGGCTCTGGTGGCAGGCCTGGCGGGTCGAGCCCTGGCCGATGGTGCCGGCAGGACGGGAACGAGAAGCCGTGACAACCCCGAAGCCCCAGCCCTCCCCACCTTCCCAGCAGAGGGAGAGCCACGCGATGGTGTGGGGTGGCCTGTGGCGCCTTCGATAATACCTGTTGACATCTATTAGGCAGGCGAGTAGCTTAGAGGGTAGGAGGTAACGGACCATGGACAAGAGACGCTGCATGCACTTCATGGAGAAGCACGATGGGCAGTTCTTGATCACGCGCCAGTGCGTGAAAGAGAAGGGCCACGACGACGTTCACGCCTGGACTCGCGAGGGCGACGTGTCGTGGTTGCCGGATGCGCCGAAGGAAGTACAGGACGCGTTCGCGAAGGCGGTGCGCCGATGATCGACGATGTCAGTGTTTCGATACGCCTGCGTCGCGCGCCCGAGCATGTTGTTGTGTGTACGTACAAGAGCGCCGTTGTCGTGGCCTGGCCAGGTGGCGCGAACCTGTGGCTCAGTGCCCGAGATGCTCTCAAGATCGCTGGCGCACTTACTAGTGCCGCGAAGGTACGGATCGCGATGGATAAAAGGGCGGTGCGCTGATGTATCCCGCCGACTGGCCCCGGTGTGATTGCGGCGACTTCTGCCTCGACGGACATCTGACGTGCGGGCGCGCCGAGTGCAGCGAGTCCGACGCGCGCGACCGGCGGGCCGGCTTACGTGACCGCGAGGGCGCGAATCCGCTCGCGATCCGCGAGGATGACGAATGACAGCACGCGAAATCGCCCACGCCATGCTCAAGGAGGGCGTTCGGTCGGCGACAAACGGCGGCTGCGCCGGATCGTTCACAGACCCGGACTGGAATCACCGCGAAATCTGCAACGACCTACGGGACGCCGCCGTGATTGCCGGAGCGAAGGGGTGGGCGCAGCCGATGCGAAAGCGGTGCGAACGAACGTGCGAACTGTGGCCACGCTGCGCATGCGGAGGCAACGATGCCCCGTAAGAAGCGCGGCCCCGGCCACCCCATCACCACAGGCTCCGCCTCGACGCCTCCGGTCTTCTACCGCGTGAGCGCCGAGCAACACGCCGAGCTAAAAGCCGAAGGTCGCGCATCGAAACCCCGCCGCACCCCGAATGCCGTAGCGAAAGAGAGGGCGTTCCCCATGACTCCCCACAGGAAGCCGCGATGAGCGCGAAACGAAACAAGAGGAGCGACAAATGAAGGCGACCAAAAAACCGAACGGAAAGAGTGAACGAGCAGTCATCGTCACAACGGAGCATCGCGGGGTGTTCTTCGGCTACGCGCAGGACATCGACGGCGAGACAATCGAATTGAAGCGAGCGCGCCTCTGCGTGTACTGGAGCGCCGACGTCAAGGGCTTCATGGGTCTGGCTGCAAACGGGCCGAGCGAGGGATGTCGCATCGGGCCCGCCGCTGAAATCACGCTGCGAAAAATCACGGCGGTGGTGGCCGTGACGCCGGAGGCAGCCGCGAAGTGGGAGGCGGCCCCGTGGCGCTAGCGGTATTGCGCGGCGCCGTGCAAGCCGAGATCACGGACGGGTACGGGGACGGGGACGGGGACGGGTCCGGGTACGGGTACGGGTACGGGTCCGGG